ACAAACACAGTACATAAAAACTCTTTAGCAATAGGAACGAAGCGAGAGGTAGCTGGAAACAGCGATGTCGACGTAGGTTGGGAAAGGTCAGAGCCCATTGTACTTTGTGTATAAACAATTACCGACTTCCAATGTCTCGGCTGGTGCATGACTCACATGAAGCGCATTTTGAGATTAGATGGGACCGTAACAGGTTCCGTCTGACTGAAACGATCTACATGAAACTTAAACATTAATACATTCGTATTAATGCTTTTTATATAAAATATGTATTAAGAAAAAAGTTTGTAGTTTGAGCGTTAGCGAAAACTTATATCTACGTAGTAGATATATAAATACTATATACATAAGGTTATTAGAAAATGAAAATAAATGATATCTTAAATGAAGAATTAGTAGAGTTTATCCCTTTAACTAAGAGAGCTCGTACTATGAGTAAAGCACAGAAAGCAGGCAAAAAAGATATGATTGCAACTGCTGATAACTTAAACCGTGAATTTGCAGGATATATGGGAACACAGGGCAAAAAACTAAATCAAGTAGTTTGGCAAGATATTATAGATTTTCTTTCTTATAAAAAAGTTGACACTAGTAAACTAGATACCACGGCAAAGCCAAATCTAAAGAAGGTATTTAGAGATGTTGCTCAAAAAGCAATGGCACTTCCATTTAAAGCACCAAAAACTCAAAAAGCTGCTACACCAAAGTTTACTTCAAAAAGAAATAACGCAGCTAAAAAGCCAAAAGTTCCGGCTAATGTTGTTAATGTTGTAAGTAAAATGTCAGATAGTGAAAAAGTAGCATTAGCTCAAGCAATACTAAAAAAATACGGTTAATAAAACGGTAAATTTGTATTTTTAGTTGTTTCTAAATTTTCTGCTATTATTTTACCGATAATTTCTCTATCTTCTATACACATAGTGAATGCTTCGTCTGCAGAAACACTTCCTCGCATGTACCAACACAATTTATATAGTTCATGTTTTAGATTTTTTTGATCTAATTCCATTTGTTTCATTAGATCTAGAATTTCTTCCATACCTGTAGATATAATACTTACACGAAAAAATTTGATTGATCAAAAGATAGCGGAATTTCCATATTTTTAGGTGCACCGTTGGCTACGTCTTCTTCATTAAACGTAACTTGTAATGGTTCCATTGCAAATGAATCTTTTTGTGATTCTAAATGATCTAAAACAGTAGAAAATACATTCTTATCAGCATTATCTATAAATTCTTTTATAAATGTTTTGTTATCTACTATGTTATCATCAACTGTGATAGATTTTATACTGTCTATCATCATGCCTACTGTTAGGTCAGTAAGCTTACGGAAACTAGTACTAAACTTTTCCATTTTTTCAACTTCTGTCATAGTTTTACTATTCACAGATGCAAATATTCTTTGCTCTTCAAATGTCTTCATACTACTATCGGTAAATTGTCTATATGTTAGTGGAGATATTTTTACTAACATATTGTCAACTTCAATCTCGTCAACATAATTTACTCTTGAAAACTTTTCTAAAGTATATCTTAAATCTACACTAAAGGATCTTTCTTCATTTAACCCTGGTATTACTTGTGTAACAGATAGTTCTGGACCAAATGTAGCTATTCTGATAGCTATTAAAATAGTATCAAGATCAATTGAAGGCATTTTCCAAGGATCAATAATATTTGGCACACAGCTTTTTACAAGATCAACAGTAGCTTGCCCGTTCATTAGTGCATCAGGGGTTTTCATAGTTAGTTCGTCTTTTGCTGTCATAGGAAATACTGGCAATTCTCCATTTTCAGGCATATCTATTGAGCCTTCTGGGTAGAATTTGCCTTTACTAGGTAATTCTAAATATAATTTAGGTTGCCGAAAGTATTTTCTTAATGGGTTAGTCCCACTGGGTTGAATTTCCTGCATCATGTTCTCCGGATAAATAATACTATAAGTATATATACGATATATTTATGTGCGCATATAATGGAAAACGTGTCTTTTGGCTGAAGAATCAAATATTTTAAATGTAGGTGGTGACGGTGTTGCAAGTGAAGCAACACTACAGAAACTTGTAGGTGCAATCGAAGCTCTTGCACGTAAACAAGGAGCCGATCCTAAATCATCAGTAGCTAAAACTATGAATCTGTATGATACAGCTATAAAAAATAGTGTTAAGACTGTTGACACAAACAGAAAGGCATTAGAAAGTCATACCGATGCAGTTGACGAGAGTGCTAGTAAACTAAGTCAACTAGGAAAAGGAGCACTAGGAGTATTTTCAGCTGGTTTAGATATGGCTGTAGATACTCTTCTAGGATTTACAAAAGAATTATTAGGATCATCTGTTCAGCTTACTGATTTTGCAAGGCATATTCCGGTAATAGGACAAGGACTTGCATTCTTCACAAGTCAAATAGATGAATCATATAATACATTTGCAAATCTGAGTAAAGTTGGTGGTAGTTTTGGCGGCGACTTAGGTGATCTTAGATTAGCAGCAAAAAATCTATATATGGATCTTGGTACGTTAGCTAATTTTGTAGGACAAAATTCACAAAGACTGGCGGCATTTGGCGGCACAGTAGATGGCGGCGTACGAAGTACACGTGAGTTACAAAGTGCGATAAGCGACGAATTAATGTTAAAGTTTGGAGCATTAGGTATAACTACTGACGAAGTTGCCGAACAGTTGGCATACTATCAATATATTGACAGAGCAGGTAGAGCAGGCGAACAAAGATCTGCACAAGAACAAGCACTAGCAGCAGCAGCGTTGACTGAAAATTTTGCAACACTTGCAAAATTAACTGGTAAAGATATTAAAACACAACAAGAACAATTAGCACTAGCACAAGCAGATATTGCATTTCAAATGGAAAGAGCTAGATTAGAACCTGAACAAAGAGCTGCATTAGATAAATTAATGTCAGAAGCAGCAGAAACTATGGGACAAGCTGGTGTAGATAGTATTAAATTAAGTTTCTTAGGTATGCCTGCAATTAGTGAAGAACAAAGAGTATTCCAGACACTACAAAAAGAATCATTTAACTTGTTACAAGCTGATTTAGATGCAATACTAAAAGGTCAACTAACAAGCGAAACTATGACTAAAACTAGAGCTGAAAGAATAGCTGCTCAATTAGAAGCACAATTAACAGCAGGTGCTGATAATTTAGCATTAATAAAAGCAGGTGCAGCTGGTATAGACGGTGTGCCTGCTACACTACTATCTAATTTAAATATGTCTGTAGATCAGTTATCAAACTATATAGAAGAAAATGCTGACGGTACATTTAGGTTTATGAAAGAAAAGTTTATTGAAGACTTTAATGCAGGAGTTATTAAAACAGCAAACGAAGAAAGAGATGCAGTAGTATTATTTAGAAAATCTTTAAGCGATACACGAAACACACTTCAAGAACAATTAATTAATCCTTTTCTTGAAACTGCAATTACTCCTGCACTTAAAAGTTTTACTGACTGGATGACTAGTTTTTCATCAGACGAAGGTGAAGGGTCAAAGTTTGAAGTTGCAATAGCATATGTTCGAGGACAAATGGAAAAGCTTAATCTTAGATTACAAAAATTCTTTACTGATTTTGAGACAGATCCTAAAAAAGCTATAAACGATCTTTGGGCAGATGTTTCTGCAACATTAAAGCCTATAATGGATAAGTTGTTTGATATGATGGCTACTCAGTTTTCGAGAGCATTTAATAAAATAGTATTTGGTATGGATACGGCAACTGCCGAAGGACAATTAAAAGATTTAACAGGTGAAGGACTTTTTAATGTATCTGATATCGGAGGCGGACTTGATGCCGGATCTCAGCTATATCAAGATTTAGTTGCTGCAACTGGGGTAAAAAAAGATTGGAACTACAGTAATCCGTACACAGGCGGCACGCAGCAAATTCCGATGGATCCTCAGGAGGTTACAAGAAGTGCAATAAATGAACTTAACAAAAGACGTACTAGTGAAGGCGGTCTTACCGAACAGGAAACAGAACTTGTAAACAAAGTGTATAACGCACTGGTAAATAACACTTATGCTAATGGCACCGGAGGGTTTAAAGATTTTGGCAGAGGTACGCTTTCAGTACTTCATGGAAATGAAGCAGTTGTTCCTAAAAATAGTCCTGAAGGAAAAGTACTTGACAATGCTATGAATAGCAGTTATAATAGTGCATCAAGTGGTTCAATGCAGGAATTAAATAATACTATGAGACACGTTTTAAGTGTTCTTGAAAAAACATACACAGTTGAAAAAGATATGTCGAGAAGTATAAGAGGTATAGGCTCTAATACTATTAGAGGCACAGTTTTAAGATAACGGAGAATTAAATGAGTTGGAAAAAATATTTTACACCGGTACCGACAGGAGATAATCCTTCTGGTACATATTCTCCTTTGAGTTCAAAGAATACAAATTCTCAAGCAGGTCCAGCTAGAACTAATTATAGTTCGTACTTACCTGATGTATATGTAGGATCTCCTAATCGTGTTGAGCGTTATGGTCAGTATAATACAATGGACTTAGATTCAGAAGTAAATGCTGCATTAGACATCCTTGCTGAATTTTGTACACAGAAACATAAGTCAAATGATACACATTTTAAAATTGACTTTAAACAACAAGCTACAAATTCAGAAACTACAATTATACAAAAATATCTACAGCAATGGTGTAGACTAAATTCTTTCGATACAAAAATGTTTAGAGTGCTGAGAAATGTATTCAAGTATGGTGATCAATTTTTTGTAAGAGATCCAGAAACTAAAAAATGGTTTCATGTAGATCCTTCAAACGTATCAAGTATTATTGTAAATGAATCTCAAGGCAAAACTCCTGAACAATATGTAATTAAAAACTTTAATATTAATTTTAAAGATAATGTAATGACATCTCCTTATCAAACAGGAAGTAATATTACTAGTAGTAATCCTCAGTATCAACCTTCGGGTGGCGCAAGAGGTATGGTAGGACAGCCGCAAACATCAACTAGTGGTAGCAGATTTCATAGAGAAGAAAACGAAATTACTGTTGATGCCGAACATGTTATTCATTTAAGTTTATCAGAAGGCTTAGACAACAACTTTCCTTTTGGTAACTCACTATTAGAAACTATATTTAAAGTATACAAACAAAAAGAATTACTTGAAGATGCTATTATTATCTATCGAGTTCAACGTGCGCCCGAGCGCAGAGTATTCTACGTTGATGTGGGCAACATGCCATCACACCTTGCTATGCAATTTGTGGAACGTGTTAAAACGGAAATACATCAAAGACGTATCCCATCGGCAACAGGTGGAGGAGCGAATGTTATAGACTCGAGCTATAATCCACTGTCAATCAACGAAGATTACTTTTTCCCACAAACTGCTGAAGGTAGAGGATCTAAAGTTGAAACACTACCAGGCGGAACAAACCTAGGAGAAATTGATGACCTTAGATATTTTACTAATAAGCTCGTACGCGGCTTACGAATCCCTAGCAGCTACTTGCCTACAGGCGCTGACGATTCAGCTGCACAATACAATGATGGACGAGTCGGTACTGCATACATACAAGAACTAAGATTTAATACTTATTGTGAACGTTTACAAAACTTAGTGATTGAAGAATTTAACACAGAGTTTAAACGCTTTTTACTTGAAAAAGGTGTAAACATTGATACGTCAATGTTTGATATTAGATTTCAACCGCCACAAAACTTTGCTGCATATCGTCAAAGTGAAATTGATAATGCTCGTGTACCAACATACACACAAATGAGTGCTATCCCTTATATCTCAAATCGTTTTGCACTAAAAAGATTCTTAGGAATGACCGATGAAGAAGTTGCAGAGAATGAACGCTTGTGGCGACAAGAAAATGAAGACATAATGCCAGCAGACGGAACTGATGCTAGCGGAGAACTTAGAAGCGAAGGAATTACAGGGGCAGGTATATCTGACGATTTAACTGGCGCAGAAGATGAACTAGAAGGAGATGTTACTCCTATCGAAGGCGGAGCAGAAGATGGCCCTTCTAGTGCAACTGATAGTCAAGGATCAGAAACAACAACAACTAGCCAAACTGTATAAATACTAACATGATACTACGTGAATTATTTTATTTTGACAAAGAAACTTTAGAGACAGTAGACGACACTACTTACGATCCTGCATCTGATGAATCTCCAGTAGATTATGACGATACAAGAAAAACAAGATTAACATTAAGTCAAATTAATAAAATAAGAAAAGCTAGTGAATTTCACAAAGAAGAACAGGAGAAGGAACTAGTATTTGTTAGACAAATGTATGGCATACAATCTAATGCTGAAGCAGGTGTTTAATAATGGTAAAACTAGATAAGTCTCAATACACAAAGTCTCAGTGGAAAGTTATCAAAGAACAAAGAAAAAAGACAAAGCAGCAAGAAAGAGAAAGTCGCGAAGCTGCAAAAAAACAAGTTCAAGTTGATACAATAAACGACAATTTAGAAAATCAAAACAAATATAAAAAAGAAGAAAGCAAAGGTAAAATTGCCCTTGTATTAGGTAACGGCACCAGTAGAGCTAACATTCCACTATCACCTTTGCAACAGATGGGAAGAGTTTACGGATGTAATGCTCTTTATAGACATTATAAACCTGATTACTTAGTTGCTGTTGATACTAAAATGATATTAGAAATTAACAAATCAGGATATCAAAAGAAAAATGAAGTTTGGACAAATCCAAACAGGTCATATGTAAAATTTAAACATTTTAATTATTTTAATCCAAGTAAGGGTTGGAGTAGTGGTCCTACTGCATTATGGTTAGCTTCGGAACACAAGTATGAAACAATTTATATTTTAGGATTTGATTATAGAGGATTAAATGATGGCAAACATTTTAATAATGTATATTCAAACACTGCAAATTATAAAAAATCTACCGATAGCGCAACCTTCTTTGGAAACTGGATGCGGCAAACATCAAGTGTTATACAAACAAACCCAAAAATAAATTATGTAAGAGTTATTGAAGATGACTCGTATATACCAAAAGATTTAGTTAAATTTAAGAATTTAAAACACATAAATGTTAAGAGTTTTATAGAAATTATTGAAGAAACTACTAACTCGTGAAGAAATGGCCTGTTTTGAGCCTATTTCTACGCACTTTTATATCTATTAAGTAAATACATTATGACAGCCCCACACTGGTTAAGTGTGATAAAATTTATAGGAGATAGATATGGCAGATCGTAATAAATTCGAAGAAATGCTCGACCTTCTTATCAACGAAGATAAAGATGGTGCAGAAGCATTATTCCACGAGATTGTGGTAGAAAAATCAAGAGATATATATGAATCATTACTTGAAGATGAAGCAGAAGTAGACGAGTCAGATGACGAAGTTGAAGAAGCAACTGATGAAGAAGTAGATGAATCAGATGAAGACCTAGATGAAGCAACTGATGAAGAAGTAGATGAGTCAGATGAAGAAGTTGAAGAAGGTTTTGACCTAGACGAGTTTGAAGTAGAAGCTGACCCAATGGGCGGTGACGCAGCAGACAAAATGATAGGTGACATCGAAGGCGGCGACATGGGCGACATGGGCGACGATGAAGAAGGTGAAGAAGGCGATGTTGAAGATCGTGTAGAAGACCTAGAAGACGCACTAGACGACCTAAAAGCAGAATTTGAAAAAATGATGGCTGGCGACGACGAAGGCGACGACATGGATGACATGGACGACGACGAAGGCGAAGAAGAGCCAGAAGAAGCATTTGCATTTGAAGCAACAGATGAAGAAGTAGAAGAAGCAACTGACGAAGAAGTTGAAG